ATCGCCAAAGATGAGATGGTTAAAGAGCTAGAGCGCAAAATCTCAGAGATGCAAGAAGACGCTGAAGCTTCACTCAACGCTGAGCATGATGAAGATAAAGCTAAGATGGCTGAGTCTGATGAGGATAAGGCCAAGATGGCTGAGTCTGATGAGGATAAAGCTAAGATGGCTGAAGACGAAGACGAGAAGAAAAACAAGATGGGCTCTGATTATAACCAGATGTCAGAGGCCGCCTCTCTTCTCTCTGAGGTCGCGTCTCTTCGTGAGACTGTAGCCACCCTCACCGCCGAGCGTGACGCTTCACTTAAGAAGCAAGCTGTAAACGCTCTACTCTCAGAGGGTTGTATTTCACCCGCTGAAGAGGAGGTAGCAGGCAAGGCTTGGGAGCTCCGAGACTTACAACCTGAGTTTTGGGCATTCTTCTCAGAGCGCAAACCATCACAAGCTGTACCTCTCAACGAGGTTGGCCATGGTGCAAGCGGTGAGGAGATCAACCAACAATCTCTTAACGAGCGTGTAACCTCCACTGCTAAGGCAGAGGGAATCACCTACTCTGAGGCTCTCGCGAAAGTTCGACGCGAGAACCCCGACTTCTACAATCAAGCCTTTGGAGGATAACCATCATGGCTAATACAGATAACATCATTTCATTTGTGGCTGGTGAGGCCATCACTGAGTTCTCTATTGTCTCTCTCAATGGAGATGGCAAAGTTGTAATCACAGACGCTGCCACTGATGATAACGTGGTTGGTGTCGCCCAACGCGCTTGCGCTTCAGGTGAGGTAGTTGAGGTTCTCATCTACGGTATCACTCGCGTTATCGCTGGTGAGTCTCTCACCTTCAACAGTACCCCAATCTTGGCGGCTATCACTGATGGTAAAGTACAAGCTTGTGAAGCTACTGATACTACCTTCTACCCCATTGCTCGCATCATCCCGAACATTAACCAAAAGACTGCCTCTGCTGGCGATCAGATTAAGGTTATGTTCGTTGGCCCTACCAGCTTAGTATAAGGAGGCTGAAACATGGCTAGCTCATATTCTAATTTACATCCAGTAGACCAAATCTTAACTAACCTTGTCGTCGAGGCTGTGCCTAGTGATGATCAGTTGATCGCAGATAAGGTCTTTGAGCCTATCGTTGTTCCTGAGCGCTCAGGTACTATTCTCCTCGAGGAGACCCGTAATTTTATGGGCGCTGGTGCTGGGCTCGACTTAGAGCGTGCTCCCGGCTCATCACGCGCTACCATCGGTGGCTTTGATCGTACTTCACAAACTTTCAAGGCTAAGATCTACGCGGCTTCTGACTCTATCGCTATGGAAGACATCTTTGATAGTCAATATCCTGGAAGCGAAGAACAACGCCTAGCGCGTAAGGTTGCCCGAGTGATGAAGCTTGCACGCGAGAAGCGTGCCGCTGATCTCCTCTTTGATGCTACCGCGTTTAACACCTCAGCGGCCTCAGCTACGTTTGACGCTACCGCAGCTGAGCCACTCTCTGAGTTGCATGAGCTCAAAGATACCGTCTTCGAGGCGGCTCATGGTATCAACCCTGATACGCTCATCTTCGGCCGTAAGACCTTCAGAGCGCTAGCGCGTAACCCTGAGGTTCGTGGCTATGTTGGTACTTTGGCTAATGGTGTGGCTTCAGGCAACCTCATCCTCAGCGATGAGGCAGTTATTGAGGTACTCCGCTCAGTGCTCGGCATCCCGAATATCTACGTTGGAGCCGCTCGCCAAGATACTGCTGTTCCCGGTGCTACTAGCTCAGAGGGTTACATCTGGGGTGGTGACAAGCTCTTTATGGGTATCCTCAAGGGCGCTGATGCAATCGTGCAAAAGAGCGGTAATGTAAAGGGAATGCCTGTAGCGGCTCTCAACTTCCAATTCGGAAGCATGGTAGCAGGCCAATATGACAGCCTCGACAAGACCCGACGTTATGTCTACGCTGAGGAGGTCTCTCAGTTTAAGGCTATCGATAGCACCCTTGGCCACGTCCTAACCGGCACCCACAGCTAAGATGTATGAGTTACTCAGGGCTTACCTCTTAGCAGAAGAGGACGCAGACAAAAAAGCCATCCAAGACCTAGATAATCAGGTTAAGGGGGAGCGTGGCCCTGTAGCTCAATTAATCCGAGCGAGACGAGATCAACTGAAAGCTGAGGTGGCAGCAGAGAAAGCTTTCAAGAGCTCACTCTCTAAAGCACGTCAACAGCTCGTCGCTCGAATGGAGCAGGTGGCACTAACCACCGATCCACAACTATTACTCTCGTTTGATGATGACCAACTACTAGACCTCTTGCTTAGGAGCGGGATGGGCCTAACTGTTGATGAGTTCATTGAGCAGAGTGATAGAATTAGAGATGCTTTCGAGAAATCGCTTGAGGTGATCAATGTAGACCTCTCACCTCAAGCTATGCCTCAAATGGATCTCATCCAACAGAACGCATCAACGGCTATCTTTGAAGATGTGATACTACCTGATTACAAGAAGGCCATGAGGGATGCCTTCCAATCACTAGCGACTCAACTGCCTGTTGATGTGGTGATTGGTGACCTTCAGCGTAGGCTAGAGCAGTCAGAGGGTAGGGAGCTCACAGAGGTTAGGACTGCTATAAGTGAGTTGGGGCGCTCCCTCACCGCTACCGCAGCCACTGCCGCTGATCTAGATCTATACCTATACACCGGCCCCAAGGATGGTATCACGCGGCCATTCTGCCGAGCTCTCATTAACCTAGTGGTCGATGAGTCACAGATGGCTGACCTCAACAACGGTCAAGGTAAGAGTGTTAAGATCTCATGTGGTGGGTATAATTGCAGACACTCATGGTCACCTGTTACAGATTCGTTTGTTGAGGCGGCTGATCTGAAGCGGGCTAAGCCTGCCGATATTGCAAGAGCTAACCGAGGAGCAAAGAGGAAATGAGAAAAGCAGTTAAGGGCCAACCCCACACTTTTTACTGGGCAGCTCCGCGCCCATACTCGGGCTCACCTACCATCACGCTTAAGCTCAGCTCAGGTGATGTTACTGAGACATTCATTCAAAGCCGCTCAGATGTAAGCGTAAGCGCTATAGCTAATGATAGGCGTACCCTCACGCTCACCACTAGCGTTGGCACTACACTCGAGCGCGACGAGCAAAGAGGGTTCCTCACCACCTCACGAGATACGTATTACGCTGTATCAGTCTCTCGGCTTGGTGGTACTGAGGCCATACTAGCTGAGCCTCTACCCCGAAATATTGACCTGACATCTAACGCAACTCTAAAGCTAACCCTGAGCTATGTTGATCTCTCAGCAGTGCAGATGAACACAGCCGGAACCTACCCATACACCATCAACTATGAGGATGAGGTAGGGCAAGAGCGAGCAGAGACAGGCATCATCAAGGTCACTCCGAGACCCTTTGATACTGGCCTAGATCATGATGAGCTGGTGGGTATGTTCGCGAACTTGGCCGACATGGTACCACGTAGGCAGAGTGACTTTGAGCCACAAATTAAGGCTGCACTAGAAGACATCATCCTAGTAATTAGAGATCATGTAATAGCTGATGATGTGACTGAAGATGAGGTCTTCAATCAGCAGAGTTTCAAACGTGCTCACGCTTACTGTACAGCGGCTCTCATCTTCGAGATGCAACTACAGCTAGACGCGGCAGAGGCCATGAGGGAGCGTTGTAAACAACTACTCGATATAGCTCTAAGGTCAGTCACCTTAGATCTTGATGGAGACGGTGTAGTTGATGAGGGTGAGGAAAACCTTAGGCGCTCCGGTGGGTCTGCTCGTGACTTCCGCGCATCTTGGAAGACGTACAATAAAACAGACTACGATAAGCGATTTACCCCAGTCCGAGCAATGAGGCATTAGAATGCCATCTCGCGTTAATATAAATATCCCTAAGTCTCTGTGGACTTCAAAGAACACACTTAGACTAGCCCAAGACGTTCTAGCTTCTATCAAGCTCCGAACCTCAAAGGGTTTAGACGCTAATGGTAAGCGCTTTAAAGGTTACTCAACTAATCCGCTTTATGTACCATTTCGAGGCGCTCGACTGACCCCCAAAGGTGGCCGGATAACTCCTAGTGGCGATAGTGTCTTTTATGAAGGTGGTTATCGAGAGTATAAGCACGAGAGCAGAAGGCGGGGGAGCTCCTCAGATAGCGCTGAGGTTGACCTAGTGTTAAGTGGTAATATGATGAATAACCTAGTGGTTAAAGAGGCCACTCAGGATAGGTTTGTTATAGGCCTAACTGAGAACGCTCTCTATGGCTATCGAGTAAATGAAACTAGAGAGTTTCTCGGCTTATCACCCTCTGATATTGATGTTCTCATGAAAGCGGCAGAGGCTGAGTTACGTAAACAGCTAGGGGGGAAGAAATGAGCCAAGGCATATTTAAGGCACTCTCATTCCTCGAAGATCAGATAGAAGACATCACGCCTAAGAGTGATCTATCTCATTCTTTCGTCTGCCATAATCGGGCTAATGGTTTACTTCCACCTCTAGAACAGAGGCGCAGTTCTAACCGATACTTTGAGCTAGAGTTAGAATCACTCCCTGAGGATGATGGCGCGGCTGGGCTCAGTGGCCGAAGACGCGCTCTAGTCGTTTGTCGAGTACGCTATGATATTCCTAATGACCTAGCTTATCGTCGGAGGATGATGGCCGAAGATGCAGAGTATATACTCACTAAACTCAAAGGGCCGGATTACTCGCTATCCACTACAGGTATTATCTCAGTCATCCCTGAGCCACCTCTAGTTGATCCTGTTGAGATTGATAACACTATCGCTCATATTCTCAGCATTCCTTTCACTCTACTTTACTTGGAGGCTTGATCATGGCTGTAACTCATAGATCATTATCCGTAGCTGTAGAGAGCTCTTTCGGCTCTCTGTCAGCATCTACCGGGCTACCTGATAACTCAGGCTTGACCTTTGTTTCTATCCCTTGTGAGCGTGACCCCATCCTAGTGGCGGGTGAGCCTGTCTTCAGTGAGCGAAATGACGCTAGAGATGGGAACTACTCAATCCCATCTGAGCCTGATACTGTTTGGTCGGGTGGCTCTCGCGTTCGTCGTCGCACTGGTCAAATCACTGTGAGGGTTGACCTCACCACTATTGGCACCTCAGCTGATACCTATGCTGCCAACTACCTCGGCTATCTCCTCGGGGCCGGTCTCAAAACTCGACTGCCATCTATCACGAGTGATAGCGTTACAGCAGTTGACGCTAACAGCTACACCCCAACGAGCGCACCAGCTGAAGCTGATATCGGAACGCTCGTAAGCTCCACAATCAATGGCCGCGCTGAGTACTCAGCTATCACTGATAATGCAGATGGAAGCTCAAACGTTACCATCTCACCAGCATTCTCAGGGAGCTCTTACAGCACAGTTCGCAATATGCAAACGTGGTACATTCCCGGACGTACTGCAACAGGAGACCGCGAGCACTCTCTAGCCTTCCGTATTGATGGCGTTGACTTCCGCTCTTTTGCTTATGGCTGTGTACTAGAGAGCATGAGCATCACGCTTGACAATGGGCGTCTCATGGCTGATCTCGTCTATCAGTCTGCTCTGATTCAAGATGATCACTCCTCAGCAGTTGGCCCAATTGAGCCCACCTATAACTCAGGAGCTGCTCAACTCTTCCGAGGTGCTTACGTTGTGGCGTCTTCGACCTCACCCACCTCACTCACTAACGCCACCACTGGCGATACTTTAGCGCGTACCGCTCTACCTGCTGAAGACTTTAGCTTGACCCTCACTAATACCCTGACCCCACTAGGACACAGCAACGATATCCTAGCCATGTCTGATATGGATATTAGCGACACCACGGTTGAGCTCAGCCTGACTTTATCTTCACCTGCATCACTCGTGGCTGATGACTTCTTTAATCGGACTGTTCGACAGATCCTAGTAGGAACAGGGCCACAGGG